TGTATTTCCTCCTCTAAAAAGACACACTACCCTTTTTAAATAGTGTGTCTTTTCTTTATCTATAAATGCATTAAAGACAAGTCTAACTGAGGCTGTTAATGCTATTCATTAATCCGTTTAGTAAACTAGCATAAATAATACTTCCTTGTACTTGAGCACTAGGTACTGTTATAGATGGTGACATAGCATTAATAGCTGTTCTAGCTTGATTAAAAATAGTTGCTGTAAAATCATCACCTGAATTAGGATAAGTAAATGTACCATCACCTAATCCTTTGTAGTATCTAAAATCATTTATTCTATCTAAGAAATCTATCCATTGTGTAGCAGTTACCATATCACCACCTGTAACTATTATTGGATTCCATGCCCAATTAGTTGGTCTTGTCCATACAGTTATAGACCCATAATTATATTCATTTAATGATTCACCATCATCATACCATAGTGTACCATAAATATAATATCTAGTATTCGTTGATAATCCTGCGAATGTATGTTCAATATAATTAGAAGAACCTGTTGGAGGCTCTACATACCACTCATCAACAATACCTACGTCATTCTCAATACCTAAATATGCCGCTACATATGAACTACCAATATAAGGTAGGTTAATAAATCTTACTGTTATAGAAGTGCCTGTTGCTGAATATCTTATTAAAGAAGACATTTGTAATTCCTCCTTTATCCAAACTTAGCAGTACCACTACTAGGATCTAATGATGTAACAACTCCATTAGCAGCCTTCCATTTTAGAATACCACTTGTATTATCTAAAAATATACTTTTAACTGGTACATCATTTTCATCAGCCCCAAATAATCTCCACCAAAACGCTCCAACATTGTGAAGAAATTCTACATTATCATTAAAATCAATAGCTGAATCAAATACAATACTAGAACCTTCGTTGTTAGCTATATAATCTGTATATGTTTTAAGCATATATACACTTTCTGGAAATAGAGTTGTTCCTGCATTACCTGAGTCTATCCAAGTGGTACTACTTGGATCTATATCTTCAGATATATCACCAACTCTAAATCCTACTACTGTAACCCTAGTACCTGATTCTATCTCTACTGATATATTGGCACTTGCATTAGGATCGGTCTGAGCTCCACCTATTATCTGCATCTGTTGACATCCTGATTCAAAATGGATTCCTATGTCTTGTAAATCATATATCCATGGTTCTATTAAACCACAGCCATAACACTTCTTTATAAACTTAAAGTTATATTCACTTATACTTTCTGCCGCACAAGCATTTAAGGCTATACCTTGTCCAAAATTAATTGTATAACCTTCTTTAGTTTGTCCTAATGCTGTCGTACCATCTGCGGCACAACCATTTAAACTACAGTAAACACAATGACTAAGGTAATACCCATATTCATAATTACTATTAGCATAACAACCATTGAATACACAACTTGTGCATGGAGCTTGTAAAGGTGAACTTGGATCAATATCTGGAGTAGTTTCTCCTTTTCTATGAAACCAAAATCCACATCTACCATTCTCTTCACACATTACTTTATCAAAAGTAGATACTAGTATTGTTTCAATATCTAATCCATCCTGACCAAATCTATACACCCATACATCAGAGAAGCTACAGTAGGTTATATTAGGTTGTGAGTCTCTACTTAATACGATACCACTACCTGTACCATCTTTACTATATTCTCCATTAGTTCCCCAGAATCCTATACCATAGAAATTGATATCATGTTTATCTGTAGATTTAACACCGTCTTCATCGGTAGTATATTGTTTTATAATACTTGTATGACTTCCTTCTCCTTGAATTGTTATATTACTACACAAAGTCAAAACGGTAGTTATTTTATATACTCCTGCAGGAAGATAAAGAATTCCACCCCCATGTACCTTACCATCATTACCAGACCAAGTAGTAGCAGCAATAATATCTATAATTTTTTGAAGATTGATAGTATTGTCAAAACTATCGTCGCCAACACAGCCATAACTTAAAGCATTATAAGTACCTCTACCTGATGATGCATAACTTATAGCTCCAGTACTTATACCTTTTTTCATCTTTTTATCTATTAATTTATTCAATGTATTCATCATAGAATCTGACTTCATGATTATTCCTCCTTCTTATATAGCATTACTAGATGTATAATATACTGCTGCTATACTCATTGTTAATCCTGTAGCTGACTCAAATGACAACTGATATCCAGTTATTTCATAGAGTGCTGTTGTTGTTCCCCATAGTAAACAACATATGATATCTCTTACTCTTAATTGAGGTATAGCTATACCTTCAAATTCTAGATTAAAGTATTCTTTTCTCATCTCTACTCTTTTATTTACCAGATAAGCATCAAGTTGGCTATTACTAATTAACTCTGGTTTATCCTCTGTTATAGCTTTTAAAGTAGATAATGCTGAACCATCACCTAAAGCATCTAATGTTGTAGATCTTGATAAACCAAGTTCGTTATTAGTAGCAACTAATCTACCATACATTTCATCATGACTTACCCAATGACTTAGATTATATATTTGAGTCGGTCTAAATAACCAAGCACAGAAAGTATAAGTTACTATAATTTCTTCTCCATCACCTATATAAGTATCATCACTTCTTCTTATACTATTTGTAGCATAATCATAATCCCAATCATTACTTGTATATTCTGTACCCATCCAATTAGTTACATTTATACTTTCTTCAATAGCTCTTGCATAACCACCATCTTCTAAAACTTCCCATCCTGTACCATTTAAAGTTATTGTGTCATTTCCAGAAGTAGATGTATTATTAGCTACTCTTAAATGTAAGTCACCTTCTTCGTCTTCCCACATATAGGCTCCAAGAAGGTCAACTATTTTCTTTGTTAACTCTATCCATTTACCTTGTATATTAACAAATGAACCTTCAGCTACATCATTTAATCTAGTAGTCCATGTAGTATCATAATGTATATCAGTTATATTGTAACCAGCTCTTAAACAAGCATCTACCCAAATATCGTATAGGAATGGATTAGTATCTGCATACTCTAACCAATATTCTGTGAGCTCTTGACCTGATCTACCATTTATTGGATAGTTAATGTGATAAAATATATCACCAGAAGTAACTCTGTCACATTGTATAGGTGTATCTGCTAATTTTTTACTTAACCCTCTACAATTGATAACTAAAGTACTTTCTCCTTCATCTATGTTTGTTTTCACTGTATCTATTGAACCTGTAAATACCTTTACTGTATCATCAATAGAATTGGATCCATATCCAACCCTTACCGTAACAACTTTTGCTGGCTGAATCACCCCTTCAAACTCGTTTGCTGGCTTGTTGTCACCTATACCTGTTCGTTGTTGATTATAATAACCAGTATCCGTTGGATCATTTGGATTAACATTAGCTATTATAATTTCAGCACCAGAGGTTAATGATCCAAGTTCTCTAGCTGTAGAAAAACTAACTATCTTAATGTTAGTTAAACTATCTATCTCAGCATAAAATATAGGTGATGATAAACCTATAAATTCATTACTCAATAATGTAGTAGCCTGAGCACTAGTAATCTCTTGTGACATCCTTAAACACCCCTCTCTTAACTTCCGCCATATATAAACGTAATATCAAACCAAAAAGTATCGTTACCCTTCTGAAAATTACCTGTTAATGCTCTAATATAGTAATAAGCATTTGTCTCAATTATATTAGTTGATCCAGCACCAGGATAGATTACAGGATATACCTTAGTACTATTCCTTAAAGCAGCTACATATATTGCCCTATGTGCAATAGTACACCAACCATTAACAGTAAAAACATGTTTCCTTCTACCATTGGCTACTAGAATACTATTGTCAGCATCATAATCAGAAGGATCTATAATGGTAGTCTTTTCAGTAAGTAATGGTTCTTCTGTCTCATTGTAATCTATTATATTTAAATTGTATGCAGTACTGCTTATAGTAATTGTACTCTGTGACATTTAGATCACCCCATTAATTTTTAGAACTACTGCTGCTGATGCTGTAATTATTCCACATATAACACTTATAATCTTTACCCAATCCTTACCTGTTATACCTGTACTCGATGAACAAGCTATATGTGCATCAAGTTTCTTCTCAATTCGGTCTATTGTATTATACATCATATCAAGTTTATCCATTATACATCGCCTCCTTATGTTACGAATCGTGTCATATTATTTATAATCGAAGTTGTTATAATCTTCTCAACTGCTTTAGGACTTAACTTAGTTGAACCATTAGGTGTATTTATATCTACACTACCTGATAAGTGGATATCCATAGTAGATTTATTAGATCCACCGCCACCCGATAATGCTGATTCAGTCTTCTGGTTATTCATTACCTGTGAACCTCTAGGCATTTTAATTAATTCTCTACCTCTTTCTCCAACCATAGACCAACCACCACCAAAGTTCTTAGTACCGTTAGCATTATCTGATGGTGTAAAGTTTGGTGTTGCTCCTCTTATATTGTAATTAATATCAATAGGTTTAGCTAATGCTGATTTCTTACCTAATATCTTATCTATTAATCCACCTACGAAACCTAAAGCATCTGAGACAACTGTTTTGATAGTATCAAATGCTCCTACAAAGAACTCTTTAACCTTTTCAAGTCCATTTTCAACTGCTTCACCAATACCTGGGAACATATCATCTACTATACTTACTAGATTATCAAATAAACCTATTACTACAGTCCCTATTGCCTGACACACACTTTCAAATGCCTCCAAAAGGTTTTTACCCATTGCTTCTGTTGATGCATCCATTGCATCATAGTTATTTGTTAGTTTAGCAACTAATAGGGCAATGAAATCTACTATTATAGCAACTATACTAATTACTGTAGAAACTAACCATAGGAATCCTTCTACTACAGGACCTATCGCTGCTACTATTATAGTAAATGCACCAACAATTATTGCACCTAAGACTACTATCAGAGGTTTGCTTACTTCAAATAGTCTGAGAAATGCAGCACCTAATTTACCTATTGACTTCTCTATTTCATGCCAAGCTGGACTAGCTTTTACTTTTTCTATTTGTTTTGTTATATTGTTACTAAGTGCTTCAAAAATAGGTTCAAGTTTCTTCATACCTGTTTCAATTTTCCTCTGTACCCTGGTATATAAAGTTTCCCATGCTATCCACGGTCCTTGTTCTGGTGGGCTATATTTTTTAGGACTAGTGAAAGCTTGTGGCACTTCTGGTACAGGATCTAGTTTATATTGTTCTTCCCTATAAGGAGTCCTCTTTTGTGGAGTTACTGAATATTGAGCAGGATCAAAAATATCTTCTTCTGGTTTAGGAGGATTTATCTTAGTCATTATTAACTTAAAATACTCTTTAAATTTATCTATATTACTCTGTACAAAAGATTTTACTGCTTTAAATACTTTACCTGCTGTTGTTTTCATTCCTTCTAGATTACCAAACTTACCTATCAATATAGCAATAGCTCCTCCAAGTAATGCAAATGCAGTAATAACCCATCCAGGTGGTGTTGCTAGAAATGCTATTGCCGATCCTACTGCTGCTGCTACACCTTCTATAATACCTAATATTTTAAGTAAAGTTCCTGCTGCTATAAGGAATGTTGCTATACCTCCGACTACTTTTAATATCGTTGGTAACCATTCAGCAAACTTATCTATAGCTGGACCGTTATTTTTAACTATCTCACTTATTCTATCACCCATCTTTTTAAAAGCGGGCATTAACTTAGTACCTATCAATGCTGCTATTGCTCCAAACTGTCTCTTTAATTTATCTTTAAGATCAGTATAAGCAGCAGCTGCATCAACTGCAGAATCTTCTATACCAAGTCCAAGGTCTTCAAATTCGTCTTTCAACTTCTGAGTTCCTTTTGCTGTACCATTAAGTAAAGGTAATAAATCCTGACCAGATCTACCAAATAGATCCTGAGCTATCATAGTTTTCTCTGTACCATCTTCCATATCTTGTAAAGCTTCAATAGTTGCATCAAATATATCTTCTTGAGACATACTCTCATCTATTGATATACCTAACTCTTCAAAAGCTTCAGCACCTTTACCAGCACCTTCACTAGCTTCATCTATTCTTTGTGTTAATGTCTTCATACCAATCTTTAAAGAGTCTATACTCATACCAGCTTGTGATAAGATATAATCCCATTTCTGGAAACCACTTCTAGACAAACTTAATTGTTGAGATAGTTTGTCTATTCTATCTCCAGCTGCTGCTACTGAGTCAACTATCTTAGCTGCTCCAGCTGCTACAGCAACACCTATACCAATACCAATAACTGACATCTTGCTACCAATAGATGATAACTTCTTACCAACTCCATTTAATGCTGATGAATTTACCTTAAAATCAATCTGAACTTCTTCTACTGTATTAGCCATTTTCTATCTCACCACCATCTCATTATTCAGGGAATCTCAACCCATGTTTCTTGCTATGTCTCTTATACATATCATACCTAGTCTTATTAACTACCTCTTCAGATATACCTAGTATTTGATTCTTTGTATCTTCATATACTTCTTGTGCTTTCTCATTTTGATTCAGCATTGCAAAGTACTTAGCTTGATCTAACATTTTCATGTGAACAACTTTATAATTCTCAGATAACAGATCATATGCTTCTAGTAAACACATGTCATAGAACTCTTCATTAGAAATACGGAGCTCTATCCTACATTTGGCATAGAGCTCCTTTATCCAGTCACCTGAGATTAAACGTTTTTTGACTCTTCAGTTCCTTCTTCTTCAGTAGTTTCATCTTTCTTGATGTTGCTTAAATCATTCTTAGGACTATCGTTATGCATATTCATTTTACCTTTACCAAGTCCTATGTCTAATGCTTTCTCAAGAACCGCACCTAACTCCTCTATAGTCTTATCAGAGTCATCTACTAAGTCTACAAAGTCATCAAAGGATATCTTAGAATCGCTTCTATGAATACCGATATGAAGAATAGTAAGGATATCTTTCATCTTAATACCCTTTATATTGGTCATGTCTAATCCTTTATCTTCTAGAGTAATCAATGCTTTCATACCTAGTTTTACCCAAAATTCCTTACCATCTAATTCCATTCTCACCGCATATTTCATAATTATCCATTTCCTCTCTTATTCTATTAGTCTAGTGCTGAAGTATGGAAACTTAACACACTATGCCCTATCAAATTTCCTTCCTCTGAATTCATTCCGTCAATTTTAGACGAGAATTTATCACCATCCATCAATGCATATCCACAGAAGTTGTTCTCATTAGATATATCAGTAAAGAACCTATATACTAATGGAGTGTTACCTGCTGTTAAGATATCAAAGATGTCGTGGTCTATCCAAAACTTCTTAAAAGATCCTGTCCAACTTGCTATACCTGCTACTTTAGCTTCCCATGTGTCTGTAAATACTGTAGCATCTTGTACATTTCTCTTAATGTCAAGGCCCCAATCAAATACACTTCCTATTTGAACTGTAGGTACGATATAACCATCCATAGTGAATGTTCCTGCTGTCTGTGCTTCAGCTAATATAATCTTACCTATAGCTATTTCAAAGTCACATGTCAATGCTCCTGCATCTTTATAGACAGTAAATTTGTCCTTATCATATTCTAGGATAGATAAGGAAGCGTCATTAATGCTAACAGTTCTACCGTCTGCTCCAAGAGTACATGCTTCAGCTGTAAATGCTTCAGCTGCTCCTGATTGAGCATAAATGCCTCCGACTAATCCTGATACTGCATTTTGTGCTGCCATATCTTATTCACCCTCTCTTATGCTGTAGTAACTGCTCCACTTACTACAAATGTGAATTCTGCTTCTACAGTACCGTCAACTTTATTACTGCATTTTACACCATCGATATAACTTACTTCAACAACATAGTATGCTGTAGCTGTATAGAACAAATCTAAGGCTACTGCTGTACCATTTAAAGCTGCTGCTAGTAATAGTGCTTGTCCTGTTGAGTCAGCTGCATTGAATAGTCCTTTAACAGAACCTGTAGCTCCTCTTAAACCTGCTAACTTTGTTTCCCATGTTTCTGTAAATGAAGTCTTATCTTGTACATTATGTTTAATGTCTAAACTCCACTCAGATATGTTTAAAACTGTGTTAGCTCCTATTTCTACCTTTCCATCTATACCACTCGAAGCTGCCATATTATACCATTCCTTCCTTTAGTTGTCTTTTATTTCTATAAAAGACACTATTTGTTAGATTATTTAGTAACTAAATTCGTTCCTATCATTTTAATCTTGAAATTAATTGAGAATAATGACCTATCTTTAGAATCATTCCCTAACATAATTATATCACTTTTTGGGGTAATCGTCACTATATTCTGTAGACTGTAGTGTTTAAACAATGTAAATATAGTATTTGCTCTATCAAAACCAGTTTCAAACGAAGCATCTCTAACCTTTATTTGCATGTTTGAAAATCTTACTGCTATATCATCAAAGGATTGCAGGGGATCCTTGGATGCATCATAATAATAGAATGAGCATATATTGTCTGTTGTATCTGGTGCCGAATTTATATAGCACGTTTCTCCTAGAGCTGTAATAAGATCATATATCTTATCGTATACATATTGAGTAGCCAATTTGATTACCTCCTATTCCATGAATTTCTTCATAAAGTCACTTCTCTTATTACTCCAAGCTTTCTCAAGAAACTTTGCTTCACCTTGAGGATGTCTTGCTATTAAGTCTTCATGTACAAACGTTGCATAAGGAGCTGTATATGCTATAACACCTTCTCGTATCTCTTGACTGTCATGTAACGTTCCAGTATCAATAGGTACTAAATTGTCAGCTTCTGTAGCTACAATCTCCATTGCTTCTTGTAATCTCTTAGGATCTTTTAATTCTTTCATTCTAGCTAATGTCTTTTCAAACATATAATCAACTCCTTACTTTAATAGATATTTATAGAATTCTAAAACATCATTCCTATTATAACAGGCCTTTTTAGCTATTAGTTTGTAGTCACCTATCTTAGTATTCATATCTAATAATGTCTCTGTGAATAGTTTAGCTTTAGCTATTACTGCTTCACCGTGTGCATCTGTAGTTTCTTCTTCTGTTTCAACTAATCTACCTTGTATGGTATCTGTTGTGAATTCATGTTGATTGTATCTATCAGGATCACCTATTGGTGTAGATACAGTATGTGTCTTGTACCACCTTTTTAAGTTCAAGCCGCCCACCTCCTCTTTCTTAAGACTAATATTTACGATATAAGTGCCTGTATTGATTAAGTATAGAACTATTACTCGTCAAAAATGAAGCACTACCACCTGATTGAAAGTATTGAATAGTTACATCATCTACCTTCTCAGATTTGATGTTTGAATTATCTATACCTTTTATGTAATTACTTATAATGCTTAGGAATACTTTTGGAAGATCTACCAATCCCATCTTCATATTGATAGTTTCTGCTCTTAATTTCTTATTGACCGTATAGATTGTACCACTTATCTCTATAATCCTGTATAACCCATCATTAT